GTGGTGAGGACTCTCCGGAGCAACCAATTACCGCCGAGGATAATCAAGAGGTGTCTCAGGACGCGGATGAGTCGCAGGAAGTTGAGGCAAGCGATTCGGATGATGTTGAGTACCAAGATGAAGTAGACGAGCAGCCGCGCTACAAGGTGAAAGCCTCTGGCGAAGAAGTAGAGGTGACGCTCAATGACTTGATTAAGGGCTATCAACGTGAGGCAGACTACACAAAGAAAACCCAAACTCTCGCAGAACAACGCAAACAGGTCGAATCTGAGCGCGGTGTAATCGAGCAAGCAAAACAAGAGAGGGATCAGTACCAGCAACGTCTTGCGGCAATTGAAGGTGCATTGCGCCAAGCGCCACAAGAAAATCTGGAGGCTCTCAAAGAAAACGATCCTATCGGTTATGCAGTAAAGGTAGCAGAACAGACCCAGCGTGAACGACAATTACAGGCCATTGGTGCAGAACGCGCTCGCATTGCTGAACAGCAACAAGCGGAGCAAAGTCAACATCTTAGCCAGTTTTTAGCCGTAGAGGCGCAAAAGCTGTCTGATGCTATACCCGAATATGCAGACGAGCAAAAGTCAGTACAAGTCAAGAAAGACATACGCGACTATGCAAAAAAGATTGGATGGTCTGACCAAGAGTTAGCCAGCGTGTACGACTCTCGGGCTGTTTTAACTTTATATCGTGCGATGCAATACGAAAAGCTAATGAGCAACAAGGCTGGCGTTACCAAAAAGGTAGCAGAGGCTCCTAGAATGCTCAAGGCTGGCGCATCTCGTCAAAGCGATGTAAACACGGAACAGGCCAAAAAGGCACAAGCACAGCTACGCAAGACCGGAAGGGTTGCGGATGCTGCTAACGTATTTGAACGATTCTTATAGGAAGTAAATCAAAATGGCAACATATAACGCCCACCAAGCTATTGGTCTCCGCGAAGACCTGACCGATGTTATCTATAACATTTCCCCCACAGACACACCATTGCTGAACACGCTTGCGCGTACTAAAGCAACCGCTGTCTACCATGAGTGGCAAACAGACACATTGGCAGCCGCTACGACTGCTAACGCCGCTGTTGAAGGTGCAGACGCATCGTCAGGCAGCCTGTCGTTGACAACCCGTCTCGGTAACTATACCCAGATCGTGCAGAAGACTATTCAAGTCTCCGGTACTCTGGAAACAGTTAATAAGGCTGGTCGTAAGTCTGAGAAGGCATATCAACTTGCTCGAGCATCTAGCGAGTTAAAGCGTGACATCGAGACAATTCTTTGTGCAAACCAAGGTCGCACCGCTGGCAACAGCACAACGGCTCGTACAATGGGTTCGATGCTGTCATGGTTGCAGACAAACACAGATAAGGGTGTCGGTGGTGTTGATCCAACAACTATCGGTGTAAGCACCCGTACTGATGGTACCTTGCGTACATTCACAGAGGCATTGCTCAAGAGCGTTGTCAAGAAAGTGTACGATGCTGGCGGCACCCCCAAGGTGTTGTTGGTTGGTACAGGCGCCAAGCAGAAAGTGTCTGAGTTTGCTGGTATTGCAGCACAGCGCTATATGGCACCCGCTGATGGCCCAACAACAATTATCGGTGCTGCTGACGTTTATCTGTCAGACTTTGGCTCGATCTCTGTTGTCCCATCGCGCTTTATGCGCACCCGTGATGCTTTCGTACTTGATCCTGAGTACGCAGCAGTAGCATATCTCCGCCCATTCGCCACAAACGAATTGGCAAAAGCCGGAGACAGCGATAAAACACAAATTCTCGCTGAATTGACTTTAGAAATGCGTAACGAGGCAGCACACGGTCTGGTGACAGACATCAACCCAGCGCTGTAATATAATTGGGGAGGGCTTAGGCTCTCCCCATTAAGGACACTATGAAACAACTATTTGCTGTTGACGCTGAGAAAAGCAAACATACGATAGCGCACGATGACGGTGAGGGTGGTCTGATTCTGGAGACCAAGCAAGACATCTCCAAGATCATAGAGATCAATAAGCAAAAGTTTAATGACATTACGTCATTGGACAGATGGGGTGACTTAACCCACATCGCTACCATTCCTGATACTGTGATTGACGATTTAAACAAGATGGGCATTATGCGTGGATACGCTGTTGTGGACGAGCCAGCCTTTGCGGCTTACCTAAATAACCCAGACAATCGTTACTTACGAGTAAGGCCAGGCAGATTATGAAAGTAGCCATTTGTGTACCTTGCCGTGATAGCGTTATGTCCGGCTTTTGTTTTGACTTAGCCAAGCTGGTTGGTTATCACTCTCGTAACACAGATGATGAGATTATTATTCTGCAAATGTCCGGCACCCTGATTTTTAGTCAGCGTGAGACATTGGCAGACCAAGCGTTAGCAGAAGGCGCCGAGGCGATTCTGTGGATTGATTCAGACATGAGGTTTCCGGCAGACACGCTAGAGGTGATGTTAAGCCGGAAACTGCCTATCCTTGGTGTAAACGCAACGACACGCAGAGAGCCTGTCTTGCCTACCGCCATGCAGCTACACATGGGGCAGGATGACACGCACACGTGGGAAAAAGTAGAATCCAGAGGTAAGGAAGGAGTAGAGCAAGTAACTGCCGTAGGCTTTGGCGTAACGCTAACTAGGGCTGATGTATTTAAGACTATGGCTAAACCTTGGTTTGACATTCTTTGGACTGCCGCGGGTGAGATTATTGGCGAGGATGTACATTTTTGCATTAAAGCGCAAGATTTTGGTATCGACTCTTATGTTGACCACGATCTAACCCCGTTAATCAAGCATATCGGGATCAAAGAATACGGATGGGATGACATAACTTATGGCGATCACAAACTACGCAAGTCTACAGACAACGATATCTAGTTATCTGGCGCGGACTGATTTAACAAGTCAGATACCTGATTTTGTACGCTTGGCTGAGGTCAGATTGAGGCGTGATCTTAGAATCAGACAGATGCTTAAATCAGCCACCACAACGACAACGGGCGGCGATGCAACAGTATCCCTGCCTACAGACTTTCTGCAATTGCGCTCTCTATTCGTAGATGGTAGGCCAGTACAGCCTGTAGAATATCTTAGCCCAGCAATTTTTTACTCTAACGCTCGGGTGATGGAGTCTGGACTACCTATCTTTTATACCATCTTGGCGTCTGAGTTTAAGTTTGCTCCGATACCGGATACAAATTACACCCTACAGATTTTGTACTATGCCTCTCCGGAGTTTCTGGGCGATACAAACCCTAGTAATGACTTCTTATCAACCTGTCCAGATTTATTGCTCTACGGGTCTTTAATCGAGGCAGAGCCGTATCTAATGAATGATGCGCGTATTCAGTTATGGTCTGCCATGTATGACAAAGGGCTGGGCGCTCTTAGCGCTGCTGATGACTCGGGTGAGTACAGCGGTGTTCCACTTAAAATGACTCTTTCAGCGAGGTAAATCATGGCAGCAATGTCGAATTATTTAGAGAACGCTATTGTTAACGGTACTTTGCGTGCGACTACTTACACAGCGCCAACTACCATTTATGTCGGTTTGTACACAACAGATCCGACAGACGCCAACACAGGCACAGAGGTATCCGGCGGATCTTATGCGCGTGTGGCGGTTACTTTTGCGGCGCCGAGTAACGGTGCATCTATTACGTCTGCCGATGTTACGTTTCCAACGGCTACAGGAACGTGGGGGACTGTTGCATATTTTGGTGTACTGGATGCTCTGACCGCGGGTAATCTTTTGTACCACGGTGTCTTTGCCGCGAGTAAGTCAATTACAACTGGTGACGTATTAAAAATTACAGCGGGTAATCTTTCAATTACTTTAGCGTAATCGGGGAAATCTATGGCAATTACCGTAAAACACGCAAAAGTTAGTGCAATACCGGACGGTACTGACACTAGCCTAGTATTGCCTAGCGATTGGAATAATGACCACACGTTTACGGGAGCGCTAGATATTGCTAACGGTGGAACAGGTGCGACTACCAGACAAAACGCAATGGATGCTTTGGCGGGGGCGGTTACTTCTGGCCAATATCTTCGTGGCAACGGTTCTGATGTGGTTATGTCTGCAATACAAGCGGCAGATGTCCCCGCACTTAATCAAAACACTACAGGAACAGCCGCAAACGTCACAGGCGTTGTCGCAGTAGCTAATGGCGGCACAGGTATTACATCTTTTGGAGCAGGCGTAGCGAC